AAAATCCCCAACGCTGCCGTCGCCGATCTTAAGTCCGGGCCATCCTTGGCTTGTTCCAATCCATAAAATCCCGCACAGGATGAACCCTATAATTAAAAGAGCCTTTACCGCAATACCCCCAAACGTGAAACCCTCAGTAAATTTATTTTTAAAATACAATACTGCGAAGATAAGCGCATAACCAATGACCTGTAATACCAGGCCCGAAACAAGTGCTGCGCTTGCGCCATTATTTACTGGGTTTGCTTTGTAATCGGCTTTTGCTTTGTCATTCACTACTTCGTTCCCGTCATTCTCGATGATTTTCGCACGCGCAATCATATAAAAACCTAAAACTGAACCGATAAACCCACCAAGTCCCGCTCGTTTTGTGTTAGATTTGTCAGACTCGGTATCCGCCGTCGCCTCCGCCCCACTACCGTCATCGCGAAATATTTTCCATAATGAATAAATAACCAATACAATTCCTCCAATAGAAAATATGCCACCGAATATATTTAATGTTTTTACAGTAGTCGGTGTATTATCAGCTATTTTCGAAATACCGATACTACCGAAACCGAGTCCGAGGCCTAGCACGACAAAAATAAATATAGCCAAACCCAGCCATATTCCTTTGTCTTTAAACGGATCACCATCATTTTCGATTTTCGGTAATATATATTTGTCAGCTGGCGTGCCTAGCCACGACTTATACGATTTCGCATCACCTTTCATTATCCATAATGCGTATATAAACACCAATATCAACATCATAAAACTAGCCATTTCATTTCGGACAACATCCCACGTAAAAAATCCGACAAGGAATATGACCGAAATAATAATAACCGGTAAATAGTCCAGTATTTTATTTATATGAAATGATTCTTCTACGGAGGCGGGGGCATCCATATTTGTGTTATTTATCAATTAATAATTTATAATTACAATAACACCAGTTATAATTATAATATATAATAATGCTTCGCCGTCTACCGCCCGACCGCACGCGTCGGGCGTTTATAAGAACGACATTGCGGTCTTTTTCCCGTGGCAATCGCGACATAATGCTACTAAATTATCAACGTGGTTGGAACCACCGTGTTCTAAAGCAATGACGTGATCGACTTCAAACCACGCAGGCAACTGACGCTGACAATCGCCGCATTTCCATCCCTGCTGCGCTGCGACGTATTTCTTCTTTGTTTCGCTGACACTTCGCTTGCTAGAGCCCTTGCCGGAATTGAGAACCCGGCGCTCGGCGGCGCTGACTGACCCACTGGGGGGTCCGCCCCCCAACGGCGGGGCTACGCCCGACATAACGCCGCCCATCACACCGCCCATCGCACCGGCCGTAGCAACCCCGTCGTTGGGGGGCGGAACCCCCCTGGTAAAATCAAAGAATGGAGTTATCATATCCGCAGTTCCCTTGCTAATCGGCATATATTTTATGATATCATTTGCGTGAAATAACATCTGCCTAGAGTTTTCAGGATTACGGCGCATGAAGAGGAACAGCGAGAGACCGACAAATCCAAATGTCGCCATTTTAATGAGCTTCTGGTTGGACTGAAACATTTTCATAAGGCGTCCATCATAATATGTATTTGCGATAAGGACGGCGGTAATTATAAACACAATATACTCTACTTTTATCATTCTTGGTTATATTATGATGGTAAAATAATGGCTCGAAAACGTTTACCTTCTAAATCTACGTGTCTTCATACTGCGTGTTCCTTTGTATTTTTTAGAACGCAATTTCATTTGCCTACTTTTATGGTTTTTACCCCGATTAGATTTCCCCTTACCACCCTTAGAACTAAACCAGACTATTGGTTTACCAGATACCCAACCTTGGTGTTGAGGTGCTGCTTCTGCTGCTGTTGATGCTGCTTCTGCTGATGTTGATGCTGCTTCTGCTGCTGTTGATGCTGCTGTTTCTGCTGCTGATGTTTCTGCTTTTGCTGTTTCTGCTTTTGCTTTTGCTGATTCTATTGATGATTCTCTTACTGCTTTTACGATTCCGTTTAATTTTATTATTTTCGAACGGTCAACTGGTTGACTCTTCCTTACGAAGGGACTCATCTGTTAATTATATATAATAATCAGTAAATTATGAAAAGTATATAATAATACTATATATTTTCAATTTACAATTAATTTTACCGATTATGATAATAATACGCTGCATATCCCAACCCAGCCATGATAATCAAATAGACCAGTTTCTCTCGGTATTTCAATTCCTCTAATATCTGGATGGGTTTCGGCCGGTAGTGTAAATAATATCTCTCGAGTGCGTCGTGTAAAGGCATCTCATCCTTCATCAACAGGACATTATACCGATTATGAATGAAATGGACCCACTTAATAAACGATGTCCGACTATCTAAATAAGGCGTGACAGGATACTTATCCAACATACGACTAAACTCCGATGACATCTCTGGGTCAGGAATAAACATCGCGAAATTCTGTATAAAATCGTAATACTTTTTACGCGTCACATCATTGACGTGGTCGGGGTAATTCACCGCGACGGACATTAAAAAGAACCAGTAATGTGGTCCCCACACAGCGGCGTCTAGTTTTAACATTCAGCGTGCGTATGTGCGTGCGAACAAATACGCCTTACTATGAAATAACATAAAAACAATGACATAAATACGGTAAATGAGTATGTCAGAAGACGTTGCGGTTGGGGTAGAAGTGTCATCGTTGACGCCTCTACCTATAGACGAAATTACAAAAATACATAACCCTAAATCCGCATTGTCGTATATTGAAATGAGCCAATTAAAAGCATCTACAACCCCACAACTGATGCGAACACATCCATATTCTCCATATAAATCCACACATACTGCCTCTGCTGCCGCTACTGCCGCTACTGCCGCTGCTGCCGCTACCGGCTCTACGGGCCATATAGCCGCACAGACACCAGCAGCATCAGAGAACAAATATTTCTGTAATAATTGTAATCGGAATAATCATGTATATAACAATTGCCGTGCACCCATCACAAGCATCGGCGTTATCGCATTCCGGTGCGGCGATTCCGGACCTGAATATTTGATGATACGGCGTCGCGATTCATTCGGGTTCGTTGATTTTGTGCGAGGCAAATATTCGCTACACGATGAAGCATATATCCAGCGTATTATCGACGAAATGACCGTCCATGAAAAGGCGAACCTGATGCGTCTTACCTTCGAGCAGTTATGGAAATTGTTATGGGGCGATTATACGCGCGGAAGCCAATACAAGAACGAGGAAATGGTGTCATTTGAAAAGTATCGACAAGTACTCGGAGGTATACGCACAAAAGACGGGCGTGTGAAAAATCTCCAGCAATTCATCGATGATTCGAAGACGCGTTGGAATGAAACGGAATGGGGGTTTCCGAAAGGCAGGCGGAATTATAATGAAAAGGATATTTCGTGTGCGCTGCGTGAATGCCTGGAAGAAACGGGGTATGATATTACGGCCGACAACGTAATCCAGAATATCGCGCCATATGAAGAGATATTTATGGGGTCAGATATGAAATGCTATAAGCAGAAATATTTCCTGGCGATGGTGGATTTAGAAAAGAAGCCGAAAACCGCACACGATATTATGGAAGTCGGGCTGATGAAATGGGCCCCTTTCGACGAATGTATACAGATGATAAGGCCTTACAATTTAGAAAAGATTGGGATTATTCGCAAAATCAATAACATTCTAAGTAAATATCGCATTTACTGAATATCGTATCGGTCCTTTTATTTCGTATAGTTATATAAAGGGGAAAGTATTCAAATAATAATAGAAGAATAGAATAGTAGTATGAATGCTGAAGATGAAAATATACCGATGGAATTGGTGATGGCGGAAGCCGGTGGTGGTGGTGGCGGTGGCGGCGGCGGAGGTGCAGTGATGCCTGTACCCGTGACCGCACCCGTGACCGCACCAGCAGCGCAGAAACGAACAATTAAACCAAAAAGAACTGGCACTGGAGCAGGCGTAATGGCACAGCCCCCCCCCGAATCAAACGCATCAGAAATAGCCCGCTTAACAAATGAATTGGACCAGAGTGTGCGATTATTAAAACCCGATGACCTAAATAATCCGTTCAGTAAGGATTTCAATAAATTATTGCTGAAAAAGGAGTTGCTTGAACGTGCGTATACACTTCATGATATCGGGGTACTGCCTGAATCCGGGTCTGAAGACGAAGCCGGTGCCGGTGCCGGTGCCGGTGCCGGTGCCGGTGATGGCCTCTACCCCACCCTAAACGACCCCAATTTCAATACCAAAATCGCCCTTCGTAAAGAATTCTTCGATACCAAGATGGATGTGGATAATGCGGTGAGTGTGGAAGAACAGGCGGAAATCTTATGTAATGCACCATTTGAACTCGCGCCAAACCAGCAATTCGTCCGCAATTTTCTCTCGGTAGAGACACCGTATAACAGCTTGTTATTATACCACGGATTAGGAACGGGGAAGACGTGCTCGGCGATTAGCGTCGCGGAAGAAATGCGTGATTATATGAAACAGATGGGAATATCCCAGCGTATTATTGTGATTGCGTCGCCGAATGTCCAGGAGAATTTCCGGCTTCAGCTCTTTGATGAACGCGAGTTGCGAGAGATTGAGCCGGGAGTATGGAATATACGCGCATGTACCGGGAATAAGTTCATCAAAGAGACCAATCCCATGAATATGAAGGGGCTCACCCGCGATAAAATTGTCAAACAAATCCGGCGCTTGATTTCGTCGCATTATTTATTTTTCGGGTATAACGAGTTTGCGAATTATGTGCGCAATAATGCGGCGAGTATGGGGATATCAAAAGATAATGTCGCGATACAGGAGAAACGCAAAAGGGGCGCGGCGGGCACAGCAGCAGCAGCAGAAGGGGCGAAAAAAGGCCGCAAAACCGCGGCGGATGTCGCGAAGGCTGCCGATGCGGAAATGATGGCGATTGAGACACTTTCCGTCTCTAAATTGCGGAAATTATTCGCGAATACATTGATTATTATTGATGAGGTCCATAATATACGTATCACGGACGATAATCGGGATAAACGTGTGGCGAAGATATTGTTTCAAATCGCGCAGAAAGTCAACAATGTGCGTCTTTTACTGTTATCGGGCACACCAATGTATAATAGTTATAAGGAAATCGTCTGGCTGATTAACCTGATGAACTTGAACGACAAGCGTGCGACGATCGACATCGCGGATGTATTTGATGACCGGGGGAACTTTCGTGTAGACGCAGATGGACGAGAGTCGGGAATGGAACTCCTCGTTCGTAAAGCGACGGGATATCTTTCATTTGTGCGCGGTGAGAACCCGTATACATTTCCGTATCGTATATATCCGAGCGAACACTCGCCGGAATATTCACTTCTAGCACGAATGCGCGGAGGAGGCGGCCATGCTTACCCGCGAACCCAACTCAACGGCAAACATATCGACCAACCCATCGAACATATCGACGCGTATATGACATCGGTGGGTGATATTCAAGAGGCCGCATATCGGTATATTATATCCGACATGAAGGCGTCATATATTTTCAAGAAGTCGGCAATGGCACGGCGGAAAGTCGCGGCGGCGGCGGCGGCGGGGACGGCGGATGTTCCTCCCGCAAAAAAGGCAGGCAAAAAGGGCGCCGCCGCCGCAGCAGCCGTCCCCGCCGCAATCGACGATAAAACCGTTATTGAATCCGCCAATTTCCCCTCTTTCGAAAACATGGATACCATCGGATACGCCATCGTCCAGCGACCGCTCGAAGCACTGAATATCGTCTATCCGCATTCGTCACTCATCGATTATATCAATGACCCCGATAGTGGCGAGTTCGATGTCGCGTCATGTATCGGAAAGGAAGGTCTGCGCCAAATAATGACGTATACGGAAGGAGGTAATCCACCCGCGCGTCAAAACTTCGAATATCGCCCCGAATTTCTCCGGACATTTAAATTACCCGACGGCGAGAAAACGACAAAGACATCGGCGCGAATTTTTGCGCCGGACAATATCGGGCGATACTCCGCGAAAATCAAGAGTATCTGTGATAAAGTCCTCGTGAGCGATGGTATTATACTTGCGTATAGTCAGTATATCGACGGCGGGGTTGTGCCTATTGCCCTCGCACTGGAAGAGATCGGGTTTACACGGTATAGTGTCCGCGGCGGGAATTCGTCGCTGTTCCAGAGCAAACCCGTGCCAAGTATCGACGCAATCACATTTTTACCGCAAAAACAGCACCAAGCACAATTCCCAGGCCAATCCTTTCGCCCGGCGCGGTATTCAGTCATTACAGGTGACCCCACGATTTCACCGGACAATTTATTCGAATTGAAGGCACTGACGAGCGAGGATAATACAAACGGTGAGAATGTGAAAGTCGTTATTATTTCCGTGGCGGGCGCGGAAGGGCTGGATTTCAAGAATATTCGGCAAGTCCATATTTTGGAACCCTGGTATAATATGAATTTACTGGAGCAGATTATTGGTCGTGCGATTCGGAACTGTAGCCATAAAAACTTGCCGTTTTCGCGGCGGAATGTGGAATTGTATTTATATGGTTCCATGTTATCCAATGAAGAAATAGAGGCAATCGACCTGTATTTGTATCGCCTATCCGAATTTAAAGCGGTGAAAATCGGCGCGGTTTCGCGTGTATTGCGGACGACGGCGGTGGACTGTTTGCTGAATATTCAGCATAATACGCAAACCGCCGCGGAATTGAACCAGGTTGTGAAACAACAACTCGCGTCTCGTAAACAAATCGATTATCAGGTGGGGGCGCGTCCATTTTCCGCGTTGTGCGATTATATGGAGCGGTGCGAATATACCTGCCGGCCGACATTTTCAAATGGGAAGCCGATACAGGAACAGAGCGAATTGTATGGTATCGGAGACGACAGCGACAGCGACAGCGACAGCGACAGCGACGCGGAGGGCGACGAGGGCCGCAAACGCAACGACAGCGATGTTCGCCTGGATACATTTAACGAGAAATTCATGTCGATGAATATCGATAAAATCATCCACAAAATCCGGGATTTATATAAAGAATCGTTCTTCTATAAGAAAACGGGCCCGAACGGGATTATCGCTCACGTGAATGCGACGCGCCCATACCCCATCGCACAAATCAATCTCGCATTGACACAGATGGTGAATGAATCAAACGAATATATCACGGATAAATACGGGCGTCTTGGACGACTGGTGAATGTGGGTATCTATTACTTATTTCAACCGATAGAACTCAACGACCCGCGTGTGAGTATTCACGAACGAAGCACGCCCATCCCGTATAAACACGAAAATGTAGAATATCCTCTTCCATTAGAAGTTAGCGATACTCACGTGGATATAAAGCCCACTGGCGAAAGCGGTGGCGTGGGGGCGGCGGCGTCGTCATCAGCGACGACGAGAAACGAAACGGTTGCTGCTGCTGTGAATAAGATGTTAGCGTCGTCAGCGGCGCCATCCGCGGCACCATCCGCGGCACCATCCGCGGCACCATCCGCGGCGCCATCCGCGGCACCGTCGGGTGTAATCGCGGGAGAAAGCGCAGCAGCCGACGACGATACTCTAGAGCTATTGCGGTTATTAGAAGAAACATTCGAGACATGCCGTGTTGTCCACGAGAAACCCACGAAAACACAAGATGAATGGTATTATTATTGCGGTAAGGTTATCGAACAACTCTCTCAAACCGAGGAGTTTCATATTACAAAAGACCAATTATACGAGTTGGTTATTGCGAATCTGTTAGAGCATTTGTTTATCGGCGACAGCATCAAACTCATTAATTATTTATACCACAAGAACAATAATTCTATGACGCGACGAGCCGGCAGCATTCAACCATTATCGCAGTTTGAGCAAATGATATTGAACTATTATTCGCAGCAAATCATCCATCGGGTTCTTGGTGGAAAACGGGCGGCGGCCGCAGCAGCAGCAGCAGCAGGAGCCGCAGCAGCAGGAGCCGCAGGACCGGAAGATATGGGAATGATGCTTTTTCACGAAAAGAAAGACCAATTCGAGCTTATTGTTCTACGTTATGATACACCGGAGTGGGTCGTCGCGGAACCAGAAGATACGCGTGATTTTACATCGCTTTTAGCAAAGTTACAAACGACGCAAATCCAAACGATGAATATGATTGTCGGGTTTATTTCGTTTTTCAAACGCGAATACCTGATTTTCAAGGTGAAAATGATGAAAAAGAAACGCGACAAAGGCGCCCGATGCGACCAATCAGGTAAAACAGATACAATCACAATGATTAATAGTATCTTGGCGATGTATACAGAGACGCAAGGTGACGAATATAAACTAACGATTGAAAACACCAAACATCGCACCCAGAAGGAATTATGCGTCTTCCAGGAATTTTTACTGCGGACCTTCCAGGCGAACAATGTAAATGGGAAAAAGTGGTTTTTCACACCGGGCGAGACATTACTGTGTAATATCGAGAAATTATATACAGAGGATTAATTTCGAGAAATTACATACCGGCGACTAATTTCGAGAAATATAATACTAATATAATATAATACATAAAGCATATTAGTATTATATAATAAAATGTCAGCATTAGGGGGAGGAGGAGGAGTAAAACAATACGCGTCCCTTTCGAAATATCCAGGGGGCGGTGGCGGTGGCGGTGGCGGTGGCGGTGCTGCCGTCCAAGCCAAAAGCGCATTTGGTATCTATACCGCAATATTATTAACACGTAAAATACGAATCCCTTTCCAGATTATCGGGCGTAACATAAAAGATACACTCGAACACATTCTCTCGAAAATGGTGGAAGGAAAGTGTATGGCCGAAGGATTTATTCGCCCGGGAAGCGTGAAAATCCTCACATATTCAAACGGTTTCCTCTACGGAAAACACGCGATATTTGATGTCGTGTATGAATGTCAAGCGTGTTCTCTTGTTGAAGGCGTTGTATTCAAATGTGTCGTGAAAAATATAACCCTGGCAGGTATTCGCGCCGTTTTAAATGAACCGAAAACCCCGGTGGTTGTATTCGTCGCACGAGACCATCATTTCGACAGGCCGGATTTTACGCGTATTCAGGAAGAGGAAGAGATACGTATTCGCGTAATAGGCCAGCGCTTTGAAATCGGCGATGAGGCGATATCGGTGATAGGTGAACTCGTGTAATAGATTGTATATGTATACAGTATACAGTATACAGTATACTGTATACCGTCATGCGCCCCACCGATAATAAAGAATACGTATTTACATGTCTTCATTGTAATGAACCATTTGTAATCCATCACACCGACTTCAACTGTAAAATATTGAGACATGGTGCGTATAAGCATAATCATCAACCGATAAATCCACATGCGTCAAAAGAAGAATGCGATGCTCTTGTTGCTAGTGGGCAAATATATGGATGTGCTGGACCGCTTCTTATTACGAAAGGCAGTGCCGCCCCCGCCGCGACCGCCGACAGTGATTACACTGTTACTATATGCGATTACATATAATAATGACGCATTGTTGAGTCGTTATTATTATCAAAATAACTCAATAAAATTGATAAAGATATAAACAAAATGTAATAATTGATATACCCATTATTGTTCCGTGATGGCAACTCTTGTTATTCGTCCCAAAAGAAAGACGGCGAGTAAAAAGACCGTGCCAGAACCAGAGCCGGTGGCGGAGCCCGAACCTGTAGCGGAGCCCGTCGTTGTGCCTGTCGCAACCGTCGTCCCTGTCGTGACGTCGTCATATTGCGACGAGAGTCTGTTTCATCAAGCACAAATCAAGCGGACGATTATCGTTCCGTTCTATAAAATCAGTCACCTGAACAAGGATATAAAGAGTCTTTTACATGATGAAATGGCTGCGCGATATGAAGGCAAATGTTCGATGGAAGGATATGTTTGCCCCGGGTCTATTTCCATTTTCAGGTATTCGTGTGGAACATTATCCGCGGGAAATATCCGATATGATGTCGTCGCTGATTGCCTGGTGTGTTTACCGGACGAGCATACGCAAATCAAATGTGTCGCGAAAACAATCACCCAAGCGGGGATTCGCGGGATTGCGACCAAATTACAAGTGGGGAGCGTATCGCCGATTGAAGTGTTCTTGTCCCGTGATATGAATATCCGAAACAACGAACTATTCTGTCGGGTGGAAGAAGGCGACATATTGACAGTTGAAATCATCGGGCGACGGTTCGTGTTAAATGACACGCATGTTACGATTATTGCGTTGTTATTACACGCGGAGTAATGACGCGGAATAATATATAAAGATTTGGTCGTCAATAATGATAATACTCCGCTCGGCTCACTCCGCTCATTCCATTCCATTCGCTATGGTGAAACACCCCCCCAATGACATTTCTATTGCGAGTTTAAGTAAAATGAATGAAATCCAAACCATCGCCCAGCATGTTGAAACGAAAACAAACTACTTGATGATGTTGAAGGACGGTATTGAACGGATGCCTGTAGTTCATCAAGTCGAAGTCTTGCGGATTCTGACAGGAAAATCAGTAAATATAAACGAGAATAAGAATGGTATTTTTATTAATATCACCAAACTAAACGACGAGACGCTCGTACAGTTGGAAGAGTATATGAAATACGTTATCAAACAAGAAGAACAACTTAGCGAAGTCGAGCATCAAAAGGAACTCATCACGAAGGAGTATTTCGATTGTAAAGCATAGGCGTACCGCCTGCGTGCGTGTGGGCACAAGGCATAAAGACAATATGATATATTAGTATAACCTGGTCAGCCACTATGACGACGACGATAATTCCGTGTGTATATAACTCTTTTTCATTTACACGAAATAATATATTAGAAGATATGTGTATTCTTGATATTCAATCGACACGTAGCCATTCCGCACCGCACGCACAGCCCGCACCGCACGCACAGCCCGCACCGCCCACGCCCGCACCGCCGCCGCAGAACAGTATTGTCACTGTGTCGGACACGGACACGGACTCCGACTCCGAATCTGACTCCGTATCCGACAGCGACACCGCCGTCGCACCACCCGCCGTCGCATTCGATTTAACAACGATGTCAAAGTATCTGTATACGCCTAATGTAAAAAACGACACACTATTATGGTGTGCTTATATTATGATTCGCGGTATTGAAAAGTTCGAATGTGTTGAAAATCATTACACGGAATCTAACGCCTTTAAGTTCCAAATGGTGGATTATATCCGCGCAAGAAAGACGTTATTGAAACCGCATAAAATCTCCGCTTCGTCGGTAGAAGAAAGTCTCGTTCATAAGCCTTATATCAACCTGGAAACATTCCAGGGTATCGCGGTGTGTTATAATCTCTCGGTGTGTATTATCCAAGATCGTAAAATCTTTGAAGTTGGGCGTTCGGACAATGACAAGAATACATTTATCTTGGAGAAAATCCGGGGGAAGTTTGGGGTGTATCTCGGGATGGCAGGTACAGCCATGAAATCCGCGTTATTGGCACACGTAAGAGATACATATTGGAGTATGGAGAATATATCGTCGCCCATCCGGTCGATTTCCGCGTATAAGGTCCAGGACCTCATTGACATATGTAGAAAATTGGAAATACCCGAAACAAAGGTCGTCTTGGGTGATTTCGGGTCCATCGTCAGTCAGAAGAAGAAAACGAAACCGGAGTTATATGAAGATATAGTTCGGATGATAATGTAACGAAATGAACGATGCTGCGCGGGATAAAATTGAAAAATATAATAGATATATGAATAAGTGTATAAATAATTTCCTATTCATATATATAGTAGAATGCCGAGATCCTTTGCGTCATCGGATAAGCAGTCAGAATTTTCCAATATTGTGTCATCCTATTTAGAAAGTCTATTGGATAAAACCGATGGAATACCTGAATTAGAGATACGATTTGGAACGCGCGGAAATCAGCCAACGACGAAACAGAATTTCGATAATGTCATACAGAAGTTGCTGGCGTCGGGTTTCGGCTTTTCCAAAAAGAACGCATATTCGTTGAAAATACAGAATGAATATCTTGACTCTCGTACAGGACAGACCAAGCTATCGCTTATTCGCGCAGAAATCCACGGAATCAATGACGTCCAGAAGTATTGTAAAACGAATATGCCGGACGATAAATACGTATTGTTCACGCAGAAGATGTATGCCCGCAAACCCGGGTCAGGCGCAGGGGCGGCGGGCGCGGCGGGCGGCGGCATCGGCGACATCGGCGACATGACGCCAAGACAGGACACGTCCATCCATCCAGTCATTTTCGACGATTTCAATTTCAAGGTAAGTTATCAGCGCGAGAAACGCATCGCAAATACGTCCACACTCGCGCGCTCGATTTTGAAAACATGGAACGACAACAAGAAGACATTCCGGTATATCAATCGTTCAACGATGACACATCCGGACCTCCCTTTTCAAGTGGATTTGAGTGTCGTGAAGGAGTCACAACGAGACCGCACCGGCTATATTTCCGCGTCTACATTTGACGCGTCGAAAGTCCTAGAGAGCCCGATACGGTATGAAATCGAGATAGAGGTGAATAATGAACTCGTCGGTCCCGGCACATCATTCACCCACCCCAAATATTTACTGGATACTATACGCCGTGTTATAAAAATGGTATTGTCGGGGATTCAAGAAACGAATTACCCCGTTTCATCGGCGGAATTACGCATGATACAGCGTCGTTATTATACACTGATTCATCCGGAAGAAGCCGCGGCCGAGGGTAGGAAATCCGACTCATCATCAGAGTCGTCCGATTCCGAGACGGAAGAAGAACGACATGAGCGTGACCCAGAAAAAAAGGCCGATATGAAAGAGAAACGCCGCCACGCCAAAGAACTGGCATCATCAGATGCCGCCGCTGCCATGGGCGGCACGGGCATACTCCGCCCCAGGCATTTTATCGGCCCATCTTCATTGACGCTCCAAATGCATAATGTTCGCCCATTAAGCCAGGATTCGAAAGTTCCGAATATTCGTATGAATTACTCGGTCACTGAAAAGGCAGACGGGCAACGTAAACTCCTGTTTGTGGCGCCAAAAACTGGGCGCATCTACTTGATCGATATGAACATGAACGTACAATTTACCGGCGCAGTCTCTTTAAATACAAAACTACATAATACGCTAATCGATGGCGAACATATCGTTCATAACAAAAAGGGGGATTTCATCAACCTGTATCTCGCATTCGATGTATACTACGTCCATAAAGCCGATATCCGTGCACGGTTGTTTTACCCCATTAACGAAGATGAGGTTCTTACGAACTTCCGTCTACCGTTATTGGTAAGCGTCATCAAAAACTTACAGGCGAAATGTGTGTCTGGTGGGGCGGATTCGTTGTCGCCGATACGTATCGAGCATAAGCATTTCGAGGTCGCGTCGTCGTCGTCGTCAGGCGGGAAGACCATCTTTGACGGCTGTGCATCTATTTTACGAAAGTGCGCCGAATATCAGTTCGAATATCATACCGACGGACTTATATTTACGCCACTTGACTGCGGCGTAGGCAGTAATACACGCAATGACGGGAATGCGGGACCTCTGTATAAAACCACATGGAATTATTCGTTCAAGTGGAAGCCCGCGGATATGAATACCATCGATTTCCTGGTCACCACCAAGAAGGGCGATGACAACGAGGACCTCGTGAGTAATGTATTCAAATCGGGGCTTGATATGTCGCGGTCTGTCCAAATCCAGCAATATAAAACGCTGGTATTGCGGGTTGGTTATGATGAGCGTAAACACGGGTATATTAATCCGTGTGTGTCGGTGATTGAAGGTCAGGCACCGCCTAGTCACGGACACGGACACGGACACGGACACGGACACGGACGCAACGGCGGCGAAGAATCATCCTTTGCCGGCGCCGAAGAATCATCCGCGGCCGGAGACGGATACAAGCCAGCGCCGTTTTACCCGACGTATCCTTATGATAACGAAGCGCATATTTGTAACATTATGTTGCGACCCGATGAAGCAGGTGTTAGCCAAATGATGACGATTGAAAACGATATTATTCAGGATGAAACGATTGTGGAATTCAGTTACGATGAAACGAAGCCGGTGAATTGGCGTTGGGTGCCGCTTCGTGTTCGCCATGACAAGACGGCAGAGTATCGTGCAGGCGGGAAGAATTATGGAAACGCGTATCATGTCGCGAATAGCAACTGGCATTCGATTCATAATGCGATTACACCGGAGATGATAATGACGGGTGAAGATATCCCCAACGAGCTCGTAAATGACGACGTCTATTACAATCATTCCGCGTCGGGGGGCGGCGGCGGCGGCGGCGGCGGCGGATACGATATCGGCGGCGGCGCAAAAATCAAAACGCTCACGAAGAGTCTCCGTGACTTCCACAACTTATACGTGAAACGCAAGCTGATATTAAGTGTCGCAAAACCGGGAAATACACTCATCGATTTCGCCGTCGGGAAAGGCGGCGATTTACCGAAATGGATTGCTGCGAAACTCGGGTTCGTCTTCGGGATTGATTATTCCAAAGATAACCTGGAGCATAAATTCGACGGAGTCTGTGCTAGGTATCTGGATATCAAAAAGACGAAACACAATGTTCCCGCGGCGATATTTATTCACGGGGATAGCAGTAAAGAGATGCGAACGGGTCAAGCCGCCATCAGCGAACGATACCGGTTAATCACCCGCGCGATATTCGGCGAAGGTGCAAAGGATGCGAGCTTATTAGGTCGCGGGGTTTACCCGCATTACGGTCGTGCCGCTGACGGGTTTGATATTTGCTCGGTACAGTTCGCGATTCACTACTTCTTCGAGAATATCCTGAAACTTCATACCTTCCTTCAAAATGTATCCGAGTGTACGAAATTGGGCGGGTATTTCATCGGGACGTGCTTTGACGGTGTTCGCATCTTTCAGGCACTTTCGCGTTTAGAGAACGGCGGTGAAATCAGCGTTATGGAAGGCGCGGGTAGCGCGGCGGCGGCAGGCAGCGACGTCGAACCACGGAAAATATGGTCGGTCAGTAAGAAATATCATCAGGCAGAATTTGAACCGGATAGCAGCAGTATCGGATATGAAATCGAGGTGTTTCAAGAGTCCATCAACAAAAACACCCGCGAATTCCTCGTGAATTTCGAATATTTGACGCAATTATTAGAGAATTACGGTTTTGATTTGGTCTCACCAGAAGAGGCGGCGACGACCTTGACGTTTCCAATGCAAGATGGAACGGATACCTTTGATGGGATGTTTCATGAGATGGAGGTCGAATGTAAACAGAAGCAATCGCAGCAGCAATCACAACAGTGTCGCAATGAATACGGGTCGGCACTCTTTATGCGCCCGGAGGAAAAACAAATATCGTTTTATAATCGGTATTTCATCTTTCGCAAAAATCGGAATATCAACGCGAAGCATTTGAAGAGCAGTTTCCTTACATATGCGGGGTTACAGGAGGAACAGGACCGGGGCACGGCGGGTGCGGCGGGTGCGGCGGCAGTATTGGACGAATCCACCGAAAAAATCGCATTGGATAAAATCGCACGCGCATCTGTTCCGATTGATGTTGCGTCAAAACCGGCGATTGCGGCACATATTATCAAAAGCCGTGGCGAAGAAGCCGTCGCAGCGGCGGCGGGTGCAGCAGGCACCGGAGCAGTCGTTCGTAAAACAATCAAGGTCAAACCGAAACCGACCGCGGCGGCGGCAAAGAACGCAGAGGCAGAAGCAGTGGCAGCCGCAGAGGCTGCGGCCGTAGAAGACTCAGCCGCGCCAATAGAACAGATTGAAAAGAAGATACATAAACGAACGAAGAAGGCGACAATTATTGAAGATACGCCCGTCCCTCAGGCTCTCCCAGTCGCGGCGAAGAAAGCACCTCGTAAAAAGACCGAAAAGACCGAAAAGACCGAAAAGACATCAACTGCGGCTGCGGCTGCGGCTGCGGCTGCGGCTGCGGAGACAGGAGCATCAGAATCAGATAAGAAAAAGACAAAAAAGAAGCCAGCGGCAGATGACTAGAAAACCAACTTATAACGATTTTATGTCATTATATAATTACCTGTATTCAGGATGTTTAAAAAACCGACAAAGAATTATTTTTTTAATAAAGACGCCCCTATATCGGGTGTGCATGCTACATCCAGTTCAACAGCAGTATCGTCTGCGGTGGGTTCATCGACGTCAGTGTCGCACCAATCCCAATGCCTAAATGTCGGATTATGTTATTATAATCATTTCATTCTGCCCCAAGTCGGGTTATGTCATGATATATCGTCTGGGAATTATATTCCATTGAAACTATCCGTCGAATATAATAATGTGACGGGTCCATATATTTCCGCATCGGTGTATTCGCATTTATGCGATATTAAAGAACAAATTGAAAAATACCAAGAACAGTGGGATAATATTAAGAAATATACTAACCCGTATGAATATATACATACAAATGTATCGGGAAATAAAACGAACATCAGCAAATTGCGGCCATTATCTCGGTCATTCTACAAAATGGTTGAAATTATGACAGGTAATGGCATAATGAATAAGTATCCGATGATAACTGTTCCTGATTCAAAAATGGGAATAAATACATTTCATTTAGCGGAGGGGCCAGGTGGATTTATCGAGGCAATTTCATATATTCGCGGCACAGAATACAATAAGATGCGTGGAGGTATTCCGCCAACAATCGACGGAACCGGGTCGACATCGGCGACCATATCACCGCAGGTCCAAATTTTGAAACGAAATACGGAATTCCACGACGAATATATGAAAGAAATGGATCATCTGAAGCTTTCTCGACGTATCTTTGAAAGTTCAAAACAACAACCTATCGAGGCCCATCACCATCCCCCAATTTACGGTAATGACCGTTATTATGGCATGACCCTTGTCAATGACGACCCGATATGTCCCGGATGGAAGAAGACGCGCACATTTTTAGACCATAACCCGAATGTTATTATTGAAACCGGCGAGGATAAAACGGGGAATCTAATCTCACTGGAGAACTTCCGGTATTGCGCCGCGAAATATAAGAACAAGATGGATATCGTGACTGCGGACGGCGGGTTTGATTTTTCGGTGGATTTCAATAATCAGGAAAATATCGCGACACAATTGATATTATCCGAGGTGTTTTATGCGCTCGCACTCCAGAAACAGGGCGGCACATTTATATTGAAAATATTCGATATTTTTCATAAACCGACGATTGATATTCTGTATTTACTGTCGTATTATTATACGAATGTCATGATAATGAAACCTTATACAAGTCGTGTTGCGAACTCCGAGAAATACGTGATATGTCAGGGGTTTAAAATCGCGGATTCTGCGCCAATCATTCAACAATTCTGTGATATTTTTCCGTCGATCATAATGACGCAGAAGGCGGACGCGGACCAGGACCAAGACACGGCCAGCGACGACGGTGCCGATGGTAACGGCACCGGGTCATTGTCATCGATACTTCCAAGAGAACACGACCTTTATTTCTTGAATAAAATCGAGGAGCTGAATGCGATGATTAGTTATCAGCAAATCGAGAATATCACATCTACATTGGCTATCATCACAAATCACAAGAATGCGGAAAAATTAGAACAGTATAAGAAGACCAATGTCGGGAAATGTATCGCATGGTGCGAGCATTACGGTATTCCTTATCACAAACAGAATATCCTCTTACAGACGACGAATATCTTTCTTCATAGGCCATAGGCCGCGCCACGCCACGCATTACGCACAATAAACGGGTCTAAATATAATGTATGAATATGTATTATCCTGGTAATATACATATTATGCAAAACGCGTTACAATTTATCGTCGGAAATATAAAAAAACCGAAAGAACGGTTCGAGACGATTTTAGAACCATTACAAGCGGTCCTTCAAATCGGGCTTCTTTCTTTTTATCCGATTGGAAGTAAACTGGCGATTCATAACAATATACTTACCGTCCAAGGTCCCGGGTATACCCAGCAAGTGCGGCGGTGGTATAACAACGATAAAAAGGAGGACGTGTTTTACTTATACAATGTATTTTCGCGGTTTCATAAATTTTATAAACATGTGCTTGATGACACGGGCACGGCAGGCACGGGCGAGAATCGAAAACTGTTCTTGTTATTGATTGATTTGGCGAAGATTGGTATTAATAATTTGACACGAACGTATAATCTAACTGACAAAATCCATATTCTTCATACACTTCAAATGTATAAGGGGATGCTGGATAATCCGGAGTTGGTTCGTAGATTGGGCGGCGGAGGCGGATCGGTCGCGGGGAATCAGTGCCATGGCCATGACCATGATGACGACAACGGCGGCGGCGGCGGAGACGACGATGAACCGATGCCGCGTCAGTTTCCATTGAAGGTCCGTGGTGCGTCGGCCGCCTCGGCATCGTCGTCTCCACCATTGCGGCCTTTATTGACGCCTGCGGCGGGCGCGGGTGCACCCGTCATACCTAACGATACTCTCATGGATAATAATATCGACACGATATTCATCAAGATAACAGATTTGTATTCCCAAGAGGATTATACGATTATTTATCATACACTCATGAAAATACAGAATGACACACAGTATTATATGAATTATATTGACGGGTTGAACAAAATACTGGAGCCGGCGAATATTCGCATCAAAAAATGGATTGATGACAATATTGTGTTTTAGTATTTAATTATCGCGACAGACAGTATTATATAGTAATATTAAAACATTACTATATAGTAATTACCTATAAATTCAACATCTATGGCCGGTATCGCCCCGTATATAGATTTTATATTAGTTACTCAAGAACAAACACACTTATACAATCAAATAATCAATGGACAAGCACATAGAGAAACTATACAGGCGGCATTAGGTGATGATGTTGATCCTAAATTTTTCGATGATGAATTTGATTGGTCCGTACGCAAAAATTGCTGCAATGTTATCTCGTTTATGTTATATTTTATAGAACCCACCGACGAAATAGCACTTAAATATTTATTGTCCATTGAAAGAAGTTTAAAAATTATAACCAAAAAATTACCCGGTTGGGTCGTTAGGGTATATTTTGGGTCATCTGTTTTTGATTATATTGAATTAATAACTAGACAATCAGTCGAGATGCACGTTGAATCGAAGAAAAGAATTATGACCGCATATCAGTATATTTATTCACACCCGCAGGTTGAAGTATATATGTTTGATGATGACGAACGCAGAACCAGAATACCAATTGCACATAACAGAATAATACGATTTACCCCTTTAATAGATCCACGAGTTGCGTGTTTCTATTCAAGTGAAGCAGATGGATGTTTCACGCATTTAAATTGTCATAATTTACAACAATTTTATGAATCACCTCATCATCTATTTTATTTACCTGAATACATAAAAGTAAATCAATTCGAGCAAAACAGAAGTGTGAATGTGGAATTATTTTCGTCTTATTCAACGTGGTTATACGTATATAAAAGTATAATGAATCGGTATTATTTTTATAATCATAAAAATGTTTACGATTTACTTGCTGGAGGGTTTTGTACAAAATTAAAACCCAAAGCTGCGTTTTATACAAGGTCAATAGAAGACTTAAGATTATCATTACAGAAGTTCGACCATATTCGCGGGACATATACACTGTTGGTGCAGCAGACCCCCCAGATTAAATTCCAGGATTTTATTGGTAAAATTGAGACAGAATTAATTCCAGACAGTATTACTGGTCAAGAAAGAAAACAAATAAAACGGGATTTTAGATGTGGAAGAGGGAATTTAACTAAGGTAGAATATGAGGATCCAACATATGATGACGAAAACCACACTGCTCCTAATGCATTTACAACAATAGAGATCTTCAGAAAGGACAACCCAGCAAGTATTAGTGATGCGTTATTTACCTTGAAAACATTTTTACACCGATTGCATGTTTCCAGAGATTTTGATAGTGAAATTACCGAGCAATTAAAAATAGGTTTTGATGAAATGTTATTACTTCAATTATTTAGAAGATTTATTTCTATTAATCTCGAAGGTATACCTATCTGTCAACGCGGTGTAATAATAAACCCAGAACGCTATAATCCTAAAATAGACCGAATTAAACAACTTATAATCGCACCTGACGACCCCGCGTATAGATTCATAGTAGAAATTCCTCTACCCCAATTAGAAACAATAACAGACAGCATTGAACAAGGTCCTGCGAAGTTTCAAGAAGCACTTAGAAGATATTTAATAACATTATTACCACGGACAATTATTTTGCCGTCACAATTATTAATTAGACCATTAGATGCTGCATTAGTTGCATTTATTAAAACTAGTTATGATAGGTCCGACTATTTATATATTTATGTTTTGATTGATGTTATATTACAATTCCTTGATCCAACGAGTCCCGCAATTAATGTATGGGTTCATATAAGTGGTGGACTTCCAAAAAAAATCGATGATATTTGGTTTAATGTTCACAAATTATTAAATTTCCCCGTTAACCCTATTTTAGAACCGTTATATGAATTATTTCAAATCACTCCAGGTGATCCTGTGTCTCGATCACAGGTTAGAGACATTTTCGATGGTAGCGGTAGTAAACGACATCATAATAAGAATACTTCTTTCATAAAGAAAATGACAAACCGGCGGTGCAGAATGCGGCTATATCGTTCAAGAAAGAAATCGCAACAAAGAAAAAAATCATACAGAAAACATAACAAACAAACATATAAATATAAGAAATAATAATAGATGGTCGGCGTTAGTCCATCTCCAGCTTCACCCAACATGGAATATAAGGCGCATTCGATAATTCGCCTTTTATTTTACGAGAAAATTCAGGGAACGGGATTTTGAATTTCGTATCTTCGCCCGTCTTGACGAACTGGTTCAGGACTTTGTGGAGTTCGCGGATGGCATGGTAGGAAGCATTCATTTGGAGTTCGGTGAGTTTGTCGATAATGGGGCGGATTTGTTCGCGGCGTTGTTCTTGCGTTCGCTCGGTAGCTTTCTGTTCTATTTGTTGTTTTTTCTTTAAGTTCCGTTTCCAGTGTTTACCCTTACCGGCGGCGGCGGCGGCGGCGTTGCCATTACGCGTATTATTCGCGGGGGTGTCCGCGTTAGCGGTGGCGGTGGCGGCATCGACATCGGTGGCTGCATCGGTCGCCTCTGCGACTGCGGTGAGTGCGGTGGTGGCAGGCGACGCCTGAATATGTATATCCTCCATATCTTCCGGAACAAGAAGGACTTCTTGCCGGAGTGCATCTTCAAACAGCGTGTCGGGTGCTTTATCTGATTCACGTGTCACCAACGTGGCGTTATCGGCGGCGGCGGCCACATCCATTGACATTGAAGAACCCATTTATTAGAATACGATACAATAAAATCGATATTTATACTTGTTTTATTGTATTATGTTTATGCTAAAACACGACATCAACGTCGTCACTATACATTTTATCGCCTTTATGAATACCAAACACCTCACGAAAGGTCTTGCTCCGCATCAGGGGCACATTCGTTCGTATCTTCTGGTCAAGATGCGGATTTGTAAGAACCTGGACGAGGATTTCACGCCGGTTCGCATATTGCCGGTTTTGGATTGCGTAATATGTGTAAAAATGCTGGAATGACATTGTGCGTATATGGTCGGACGACGCCGCTACGGACGACGACGCGGACACGGACGCTGCCGCCGCCGACGACGACGCCGACGCGACATGGAAGCGGTGAAGCGCATCTTCGCATACCGCCAATCCATTTATATCGGCTAGATTCTCGGATAACGAGAGATTTCCGTCAATGACGAACCCGTATTTTTTGCTAATATCTTCATATTGCCGCCGAATACCGGCGATTTTACGCTCATATATCGCCACGTCAGGCCGAGACCACCAGTTTTTAATAACGCCTTTATAATCAAAAGTGCGCGAGTTGACATGTAACGCGTGCGAGATTTCGTGGCCGAATGTGAACCCTACCGACGCCAGGTCGTATTCATACCCGCGCCCAAACTGGACGTTCAAACTATGCATATACGCGGTCGGAATATAGATGCTGTTGGACGCTGCGGTATAATACGCATTTACGATAAAGGATTGATATCCCGCGAATTTCATCGTATTCCAATTCATCATATCGAGGTCTTCGATGGATAGTGACGGTGAGGGTGAGGCTTTACCCGAACCCGAACCCGTCCCGGCGGAATGGTTCGCGAAATATACGGTCCTCTGGACGCTCCGCTTCATAAGGTTGCCCCATGCGTCTTTCGGGTCATATTCTAGATGCGTAGGGTCGGGCACCGAGAGATTCGCATCACCAATCCGTAGCTCAATCGTATTCAGTTTTTTAAGCGCACCTTTCTTGGTAACTGCGGACAACCACGTGTTTTTCTGGATACGCTCTTTATAGCATTCCAACATCGTCATTCCAATCTCTCGAACCTTTGAAACCATTTCTTCATTTTTGTATCTTCGGGTGAACTCCTCCGTCATCGTCTTCGGGAACGCATACCCAAGTCCTATAATCGGGAAATATTCTCTCGGAAAGTGCGTATCCTTGCCGCGGATAAGCGTATCATTGAAGTCGAGTATAATCTGTCGCCACTTGTCATGGAAATAGATGAGTTGGCGCATATAAATAAAATACCAGTAACTCTTCCATTTATCTGACGCCCACTCCTTTTTAAGAAGACACATGACTGATTTCAAATACCCGACCTGACTGGCGACAAAATATCGCGGGATATCGTCGGATGTGTAGCCGATATGTCCGGCCATCTCCCGCCAATCGATGTCGGTAAGTTCAACCGCGTCCGTTGCGAGGATGCGCGTCGCTCCGCGAATATTGTGTTGATAATGCGGTGACTTCAGTCGGTCTTTAAGATCCGTCGCACTGCTGCTGCTGCTGCCGCCGCCGCTGCCACTCCCGTCGCAATCACAGTGTTTATGACGACTGTCCCGTGACTTATTCGCATGCGACGACGGGACACGATGCGGCGGAATATCGGGATGTTTCGCAGTATTATACATATTCGCGTAATTCATATCGAACCGGGCGTCTTTATTATTCATCAGATTCATTAATAAGCACTCGATATCATAGACATCCTGTGCTTTAATGTGATGGGTCTTTTCATACTCAGAACCAAAGCATTTGGTAAATATATCGTCTATCAATTTCATAAATGCGCGAGTAATACGCTGTTTATATTTAATATATTCGACAGTCTTGGTTTCTGGGCCGCCACCGCCGCCACCGCCGCCAGTCTGTTCCTCTTGTCGAATCACCGTGTTATTACTCACATTCAAACGCACCCCGCGCATCTGTTTTTCGAGTATCTTGTCATCTACATAAAATCGGTAGTCATACAGAGAAAGAGCCGGGCTCGATAAATGCGGCGTAATATGTTTGGGGGTGTATTCATCTGGGTACAATGTCCATACAACTGGAAGTGCCCATTTTATCATTTCATTTTGATTCATAACGCCGAGAAATTTGTAGAGGTTGTTTTCCTGGACCATCGTATCATACGTCGCACAAAACCCGGCGATATGGCCTACAATGGGTTCGGGGTTCAAGTTCAAAAACGATGTATAGATATTCTTCATTTCGCCGGCGTGCCCGTGGCCGTGGCCGCCGTGGCCCTTGACGTAGTCGTGATACATCTCAATCACATTTTTATACATTTCATCCTGGATTAATTTGAAATTATCTAAAGGGCGGATATACCTTAATTCTCTCGGTAACGTCTTCGGCACTTCGCTTATCCATTTGTGATTCGCCCATAAATAGAAGTTGTTGCGTTGGATGTCATTATGATTATCGTCGTGCTTTCCACGTCGGACCGTTCGTTTGTGATGGTGATGTTGGGTGTTGCGGCGGCGACCGCTTACACGGGAGTCATTATATCGTGTGTGTCGTGTCTTCGCAGAAGAAGACACCATTGATACGAATATATAATGTACTGTTAT